TTGATTGAGGCGAACTCCATGCCCGGCACCTCCGCCGCTTTTATCGGCTCGTAACCGAGCTGAATGCGACGGTGGATAGGGTCACGAGGGTTCGTCGTCGTGAGCCAGCACATGTGATATCCCGGTATATTCGGTAGATCAGGTAGTGCGTCATTAAATAACTGCGCCCGGAACATCTCGAGCCGGTCGTCATCAGTCACTTCGCGATTTTCGATGACCTGTCGGTCCTCCATCTCGCGCGACTGCCGTCCTACACCGAGTTCCTTCTTCAAACGCTCATCAGTACTATTTGTCATGTTGTCTCACTCCGTTGTTTCAGCGAGCCGAACTTTTGTCGTAAGCCTGATAAGCCTTGAGCATCTGGTTACGACGTGGAACGTCATCCCAAATACCTGCGTCTATCATAGCCTGCTTTCGTTCGGGTGTCACGTATATTTCTTTCTTAGTCGAAACGGGCGCGTGCTCACGCGTCGTTCCGGTCGGGGGTGCCCTGCGTTTGCTAGGACTTTGGCGGGTTCCCACCTCGTCGTCGCCAATGCGCGCGGCCACGCGGCGGGTCAGTTCGTGCCAGTAGTCGGCGTCCTTGGGGTTGTACCCCTCGGCGGCGAGCTGGTTGTCGATGACCTTCGTGATGGCGCTGTCCTCGTCACGGCCGCTGGGGTCGTACCATGGGTTCGCGTCCATCCATTCCTTGGCGTAGTTTACTACGCGTGGGTCAGGGCCGGGGTTGGCGTGTTGCTGGCGGACCTGCTCCACGTGCTGCTTCTGTTGCCACAGTTGCTGCGCCTCGTACTGCGCCTCGTCGCGCAGACGCATCGCCGTTGCCACGTCGTCGCCGTTACCGGCCTCGACTGCGCGTGCGATAATCGCCTCGGCCTGCTTCACGTCGGCCTGAGCCTGCGCGATGCGTTGGTCGATGGCGTTTACGTTGCTGGCGAGCGTGTTGCCCTCGATGACAGAGACGCGGCGCAGTAGCGCATCGTTCTGTTCACGCAGCAAGGCAAGCTCGCGATCTGCGTGCTCCTTGGCGCGCTTCTGCCGCTCGCGCTGCTTCTGGCGCTTGACGTTGCTACGACTGCGGCTTGTGATTTCCTCGTCGCTGTCGTCTTCGCTGTCGCCAAGCCGCTCGTCGCCTTCGTCAGCATCGTCTTCATACTCGCTGTCGTCAGCCTCTTCGGTCGCGGCCTCCTCTACGGGTTCCTCGCCTTCGATGATTTCAAACTCGTCTTCACCGTCATTTTCTGTCAGTTGGTTGTCAGCCATATTCATGCTCCTAGAGGAATGCCTTGACGGCAAGCGGGTCACCAGTGACCCTACCCACCAAATCAAGATCGTTGAAGATTACGACGATGGCCTCATCTCCATCATCGGTCTTTACCGACCAACGGTCGCCGCCGTAGCGGGGCACGCGGACGAAGTCACCGACTTCGCACCACGACCCTTCGGGCCACTGTTCCATTGTGTTGCGGTTCTTGAACGCGAGGCTGCCGACGTCGAGGACTTTGGCGACCTGCGTGTTGTAGTGCTCCGTCTCGCGGACGTCGCCCGTCAGGATGATGCCACCCTTCGTCTTCGTCTTTGGCGTACGGATCTGGCACAGGACGCGCGAGCCGAATGGCTTCACGCCTGCGTCACAGGGTGGGAATGCCTCGTCGAGGCCGTCGTAACTAAACTCGACGCTGTTTCCATTTATCTGCATGTGTGCTCCTAAAATTCACGTTTGTTGTCCTCCGCGACCATGTCGATTAGGATTTCCTTGGCCCGCTGCAATCCAGCGTACAGGCCAACGGCGCGTCCATAATCGAACTCGGTCTTGCCGGAGGGCCTCTCCAGCGTCTCAACAGCCATCGCTGCCTGTTCTGTCTCGAGACGTTGGAGGAGGGTCTCTATTCTCATGCGGGTGTCTTGGGTGACTTAACCGGATGAGGCATGATGCCCATAGCCATTTTCTTGTGCTGGGATATGGACTTGTCGCTCGCCTTCGGGGTGTGGCCCTTCGGTGTCGCGGTTGTTGCATTGTTTGCCATAATAAGTTCCTTATGGGTTCGGGTTTATCCCAGTGCCCGTGGACACCGCGATGCGTTCGCCAGACATGATCTCGGCCTGCGCAAGCTGCATGGCCGTCTGGTTGTCTTGCTGGTTCATAGTCATGCGGGCGTTGAGTTCGGCCGACTTGCGGGCGTCCTCGCGGTCCTGCTTCATCTGCTCAAGCTGCTGCTCGATCTGTAGCTTCTGCGCCTGAAGCTGCATCTCGGCCTGCGTCTGCATCGCCTCGGCCTGCATCTTCTGGCCCTCGATCTGCACGGCAGTCTGGTCCTTCTGGACCTGTATCTGCATCTTCTGCGCGTCCATCTGCATCTGCGCCTGATCGCGCTGCATCTGCGCCTGCATCTTCTGGCCCTCGAGGGCGACGCGGGGATCAGGCGGCACTTGCGGTGCGAACTGCTCCATCATCGTCATGGCCTGCGCGATGACAGGCGGCAGCGCCGCGAACACTTCGGCCGCGTCGGTGACCACGGTCTGCGATGCCTCGGCCAGCATGCGGTCGAGTGCACGCTTGTCCTCTTCGCTCTCGAGGCTCTTCATGTCCTCTTTGATGTCGACGCCGGACGTCTCATCGGCCAGCTCAAGCACGGTTGCCGAGTACCACATCGCAAGGTGTTCCTTGAGGTGCTCCAGTATCACCGGCAGGTACGTCGGTGCGATAAGCTGGCTGCCGCCGAGCGCGGGGTTCGTCATGTACGCAAGGTGCGTCTTGAGGTGGGCGATGTGGTCCTGCTCGGGGAAGGCGGCAATCGGTCGGCCCATCGTGGCCTCGACGTTCTCGTTGACCGCGTTCTGCGCCTCCGGCTCATCCAGCGGGACAAGCAAATCCTGCGGGTTCGGGACGCGCAGCGTCTCAAGCAGACGCTCCTCGACCTTGCGCTGGTTGTACAGTTCCGGCAGCGCGGCGGCGCGCTGCGCCACGGCCTGCACCTGCGCGAAGCGTTGCGCCTCGCTGAAGATCGCGGGGTCGGACACAGGCACGACGTCCATCGGGCCTTCGAAGTCTGCGCGTGAGGCCAGCACTTCGCCGACCTCGAGCTTCACGTCCTCGTCGTCCAGATACATCGCGTTCAGGCGGTGCAAGATGCGCAGCGTGCGCGCCATTGAGCCGTGCAGACGCGCGTGGATCGAGGAGAACACGGTCATGCCCTCTTGGATCAGGGCGAGCGTCGTGCCGACTGGCGCGTTCGGGTTCTGGTCGGCGAGGTTGTCCATCGACGTGCGGACCACGCCCTTGCCTGCGTCGACCACAAAGCCGAGCAGTTGGAACAGGGTCGGCGACGGTGGGTTGAACGGGATGGGCATGGCCAGCTTGCGGACGTCGTCCACGTTGAGGCCGCCCTCGATCTCTTCGACCTGCGTCGGCTGGATGTTCAGCGACTGGCCGCCGCGTGTGCCGCCCTTCAGCTTGAGCATCGTCGGGATGTTCTGGATGTGCGCGCTGTCCATCAGTGCGCGCAGCGCGCCGGTCGCGGCAGCGGACAGGCCGCCGATCATGTGCGGCAGGCCGATTGGGTACGCGCCGCGCCACGGGATGAAGGGCCACTCGACGAACCAGTCCAGCGGCTCGCGGCTCTCGTCCTCTTCGTCCCAGTTGCGGTAGATCGCAAGCACCTTGCTCGATGGCTTGTCGATGGTGATGATGTACGGCGCGTTGCCGTTACCCTCAACGTCGGCGATGACGTGGCACTCGAACACGGTGCGCAGTCCGTCCTCGTTGTAGCTGGTGTCTGAGCGGCCCTCGATCTTGTCGTTGGCAACGTCGGCGCTTGAACGCTCAGGCTCGAGGCCCGGAGGCGTCAGGTCGACGTCGCGGTACATGCCGCTCTCGACGCGCTGCTCATAGTCGAGTTGCGTCAGGTACTGCACGTGCGTCTTGCGCTGCGCGGTGTAGAAGTTGGTCGCCGCGAAGGGCAGGTACATGTCGTCAATCATGACGGCAAGGAAGTTAGGGCGGTTGCGCGTCTCGTCCCACGACAGCTTGAGGTACTGCGCGCCGCCGAGCGGCACCTGCGTCATGAGCTGCTCAAGCTCGGAGCGGAACTCTTGGCTCTGGACGGTGAGCTGCCAGTTCATGAGCGCCGTCTTGCGCTTCGCCTTCTGCATCTTCTCCGCCGTGACTTCGCCCTCGATCAGATCCTTTGCCGGACCCTGCGGTGGTAGAAGCTCTTTGACGGCGCGTGCCGCGAAGTCGATGCACGCCTCGGTCATCATCGGGTGGACGACCTTCGATGCGCCGTTGAACTGCGCGCCGCCGGGGGCGTCGTCGCCCAGACCAGTGCGGCGGATGCCCTCTTCGTACTGCTCGTCGCGCTTCTTGCGCGCCTCTTTGTCCTTGCTGATCAGTTCGAGGAACTTCGACGCCAGTGACTTTAGGTCCGGTTCGGGCATAGTCTCTGCGAGGTTGTCGTAGAACTCGCTGTCGCCTGCGGCCGGTCCGGGTTCGTCGAGCGTGACGATAGCGCCGCCGTCTTCGGTGTCCTCAACGTCGGACACGTCCTCGCCGTCGAACTCAACGACTTCGCCTTCCATCATCTCTTCGTCTTCGATCATTGCCTAATCCTTATTGCCCGTACGGGTTCTGGATAACCTTCGGCGGCGGACGATCGTCCCCAACCTTCTTGGTTTCCTTTATCACTGAAACAAGTCTCTTGTCGAGGCACAGTCTCACGCACTGTGTCATGGCGTCGACGTAGTCGTCGTGCTTGACGCTCTTCGGCCCGGTGAATGCGCACAGTTGCGCAAGCATCGGCTCGACCCACGTGCGCGGCCTGCCGGCGAACTTGTCGCTCTCGGGCAGCCACACCCGCTTGCGTGCGAAGACGTGACTGACCATGTGCAGGCGCGCCAGCTTGTCTGCCCGACCGGGGTTGTAGGCATAAGCGTCGATGCCCTCCCGTTCGAGCATCTGTCTCAAGCTGATGCCGCTCCCCTTGTCCTCGATCAGGCACAGGTCGGGCTTGCGGCCCGACGTTA